GGTGACTTCTGTGACATTTCCGTATGGGAGTAGTACCTGACTCTGCCAGCTATGCACCACGACAACGGCAGAGCCTGTGGTAAGCATACGTCCGGTGTAGCTTTGACATAAATCCAAACAGACTGGAATGAGTGAACTCAGGTATTGGTCTTCAAAGTTATTGAACACACGACAGTGAGCCTTCACTTCAGGGAGAGTGATGAGGCCGTCAAGTGTGGTTTGTGAAACGATTTTCTTATACATGGTTCCCCCGAGTCTGATGTGATGATAGTAAACCGAGGTCATAAAAAAAGCCACCTTAACAGGTGGCTAAAATCACAGTGGTCAAAGTGTAGCACGCCAAGTCCACTTTGTCTTACCGGAATCCCACAATCTGAGGGCACCAGCAAGGTCTTCAATTTCAAACTCAGTTCTTGGGTCAATAGATTTGTCAGGGTTAAACACTATGTCCTCACGACCAATGTCTCTGAGTACATTTGGTATATTCCGGCGCTGCCAGTGATACTTGAACCTGATGCCTGTCTTGGGATGGAAGACACGGTAATCAGCCCCATATGCTACTGTTCTACCAAACCCGAGCTGCTCATACATGCCGCCGGTGAAGTAGTCGTTCATACTGTAGCTCTCCACGAGGGTCAACTCATAGTGGGTCACAGCAGCCTTGAACAGCTTTGAGGCACCACCCCTTACACTGTACTTAGCTGCATATCTGGTGAGATTCCACGGCACCTCTGAAGCGACCTCGGCATTGACTCTGGCAGTGCCACGGATATTAGTGCCTTTCCCAAAGGTCATGACAGCAACCAAGCCTTCCGTTTTATGAACCAGTCCGAGTTTTATATTGGCCTGATGCACTCGACCTTGAATGTGGTGTTCATCCAGGAACTCATTGATAACCTTCATCTCAATCTCTTCGACCTTGCAGTCACGAGCATTGAGAGGCTTCTCATTGGTCTTACCACAGGCATTGATGATAATCCGTTTTATCTGGTCTTTCCGGGTATCCCAGTCACCCTCCCAAACGTGGATCATCCGGTATCCGGCTTCATTGGTAGCTTTGGTCTTGTCGAAATGATAACTCTTCGGCTTTTGCTGGTCTGAATGCCAGTAGTTTCCGTTGAACTCAATCGCCAACTTAGCCTCTGGAACCAGAATGTCGATTTCAAGAGGCTTGATAATACTCCTGTCACCGTGAACTACTCGCAAGCCAAGACGCTGAATAAGCTCAATGATTTCTGTTTCGGGTCTGGATTGACCAACACAGGAGCAACTGGGGCAACCTTGCCCTACTAAGTGTTTATCTGGTGTCTGCTCAAACACACCGTGTTCACGGCAACGAATCAAGACCTTCTCATGTGCAGACTGATATACAACAAGATCATAATCATATTTGTCACCATGAATAACTTTTGACTCAGTTATGAATTTTTTATTGGTTTTGATCTTACTGAGTGACCTTTCTTCGTTTGAACAAGACCAACACTTCTTTCCCATCAGGTGATTGTGTGGTGTTTGTTCAAACGTCCCATGTTTATCACACAGCATGACAACTTTTTCATGGTTATTTTTATAGTCAACAAGTGAATAGTCGTAAGTGTTTCCATGAACTATTTTGGCTTTTTTAATGAACTCTTCGGTGGTCAGTTTCTTGTTTCCATAACAACCGGGGCAACCTTTTTTCAGGTTCACATGATTGGATGGTTTCTGCTCAAAAACACCGTGTTCTTGGCACACTATTTTAATCTTTGTGTTTGCGTCTTTATACTCAACCAGCTCGTATGAATACTTGTCACCGTGTACTGTAACTGCTCGCGCAATGACTTGTTCTTGTGTTAATTTTGCTGGCATGGTTTTCTCCTTGTGTTCAGTTAAGTGCATCCTAACCCAATGAGAACAAGTGAGTCAACAGAAATAAAAAAGCCACTCCGAAGAGTGGCTAAAATCACAGTGAGCAGAGGGAGTTATTACGGACCGACAGTGCCGTCGTTCGTGGTACAAGCCACCACGAGGATTGCATCAGAGCGTTGAACCATCTCGAAGAAGTTCTTCTCGACATACACAATCAGGTTGCCCTTCTTGGTGTAAGGGTCGAGCAGCATCTGATCGATGTCACCAGGAGCGTAGGCGAAAGCACGACTCAGGTCACCGAATATCATCGGGGTAGAGTTTGCAGCCACATCAGGCAAAGTATCGTCGATGACGACAGGGTAACCATTCAGCAGTGGAACACGACCACGAGTACCTTCGATGAAGTCCCAGATCAGAGCAGGCTTACCGTCATCGAAACGAACCTTCTTCCAGCGAGCCAGTGTTTTCCGGTTCATGTGCCATTTGGCATTAACCAGGAAGCGGGTCGGCAATGCTGCTTCTGCGTCAATCAGGAAGTTAACCCGAGCAACGTCATCAGCACCGAAGTCAGCCGAAACACCAGTACCCAGAGCAGGGAAGTAGTCAGACGGGCGAGCACCAATACCGGTCGGAGTCAGGGTCGGCAACCAGGATTTACCAGTACCGTCAGTGATGTCGACACGGGAGCTGGACAGAATACCACGAGCATTCAGGTCAGTACCGTCACCGTACAGGATTTGGGCAGCCAGATAGATGCCAATTTCCTCACCCAGGCTGGTGATTAGGTCTTGATAGACGTTGATGTCAGCACCCATCAGCGCTTCATTGGTGATGCGCGGTTGAGCATACAGTTTGAACACCTTGGACTTAACTTCAGCATAAGTCTGGGTGCTGGTTTCAGCGGGTACAGTACCAGCCACGTTTTCGATACCTTCCGCGATAGACGGATAGGTGATCTTGATGAGCTGACGGTAGTCACGGGTCATGTCGGATTTCAGCATGATTTGCTGAACGACAGGACTGAACTCGCGAGCATGGTCGAGCACATCCATGGAAAGAACTTCCATGACCGCATAACCGCCTTGTGCCGGAGTAGACAGGTTCAGGGTCTTGATTTGCAGCTCGATCTCATCCTGCAAACCTTTGACTACATCGCCTTGGTTGCCTTTGTTCTTTTTCATGAAAGAACCGAAGGACTTCATGACGACCTGTTGAATTGCTTTCTTCTGCTGTTCATCAGTAATGGCAGCAGCAGGAGCTTTATACTTGGAGCGCAAGTCGCTGATTTCATCCATCAGCTCTTCCAACTTCTTGGTCAGCTCTTCGGATTTACCGCCGTCGCCCTTTTCCATCTGTTCGGTCACGCCTTTCAGCTTTTCGTTCAGATCTGTGATTTGCTTGGTCAAAGCGTCGTTTTTTTCACGCTGCTCATTGAAATTAGCTTGAGCCTTCTCAAGTAACTTCTTCAGTTCTTCGTCCATAATAGACCTCTTTGAGTAAATTGGTTGTGTTTAACTGACGCTTATCCAAGCGGTATCAATGTATCCACACGATGACAAAAGATTACTTGAAGAAATCGTAACTCTCAAGTGTTTTCAAATCAATTTCATCAGTCGATGGTTTGTAGTCAGCAGTGATACGTTCGATCTGGCGCTTACTCAGACCAACTGGAACACTTTCGAGCAGCAAACGGAGTTCGGCCTTGGTGACAATCTGACCTTCCGCAATGCGGGTCTTGATATCAACCAGGCGGGATTCTTCGTTACAGGCGAATGTCACAGCACTCACTTCACGGATGTCGATCTTAATCAGGTCATTACACCCGAGCTGACTATTCCATTTTTCATCGTTCACACGATAACCAATGGAGAAGCTGTCAAGTGCCTTTTCACGGTACAACTCATAGAGTTCGTTACCACGAGGGGTATTAGCGAATTTACCTTCTAGGTACAGACCCTTACTATCCTCTTCCATCTTCTCCCACATACCAACAGGTGGTTCCCACGGGTTGTGCATCCAGAAGAATTTAGGCATTGTGCCAGCCGCTTTGTGTGCTGCAACACTGTCGCGGTATGCACCATCGACCACACGGTCAAGGGCGTGGTCGATGTTACCTTTGACGTTTCCATAGCATGAAAAAGTACGGTCACCACTGAGAGCCTTAAATTCAAGAACACTCAGGTCGAGAGTTTTATTGCCCATCAGGTTTGTCCTCAGTGGGTGTTATTTCGGATTCCAACTTTATAGCGTACATTTGGTCATGAAGGTTGAACAGGTCGCACGTAAACGTAAAAAACAGTTCACCCAAGTCAAGAAGCCATTCTGGGTACCAGTTTCTAACACACACTGCATGACTGTCTATGTTGAAATAAATTGGTACACCGTGAAGTTTGGCGTAATGAGTAAATTCTGACTTAATTACGTGCTGATGTAACCTGTCAAACACTGCCATCGGGTTTGTCCTCAGTGGGTTTCTGTTGATTATTAGCGCCATAGAGGCGTTCTTGCATCGAGTCTAACTCATCCCATGTTCCGTAGACAACGTTGTTGTTATCGACACAATATACGTCACCACCTTCGACTGGTTCTTCACCAAGAGCATTGCGACCTTCGTTGATACTGTAGAGACCACCTTTAACTGCTTTCTCAACATGTTCAACCAATCTCCACGGTGACCCGGCATAAAAAGCATTACGGTCAAACTCAATTTCATACCCAGCAGGAAGCAACGGGTTCAGTGCTTTCTCCACTTTCACCAGTATCGGGTTCAGTGAATCACGCATATATGCTTCGTCGAGGTCGAATACGTCACCTGTACCGGTGTTAGTACTAGCCACGCCGACACGATGAACAGGAACACGGAAAATACGGCAGATCCGGTTTACGGTAAATTCTCGGTTCTTGAGTAGTTCAGTTTCAGCAGGTGTTAGTTTCAAGCTATGAAGAGTCAGGTTTTGCTCTAATACAGGAATGGCTTTAGCACCATTAGGACCGCGCATCTCATTAAACTGATTCTTCATCCTGGCAATTGCATTATCATCCTTGAAAATCTGATCGGTGCTCGCGTACATCCGAGCAGTGATGCCATCGGTTTGACTCTCAAATGCAGTTTCTTCCTGTGC